TGTCGGGGTAGCCGTACACGGCAAACAGGACCGGAGCTTCAGGCTGCGGGCCGGGGTCGCCGATGTAGAGATCGGTAAAGCAGACGATCAGTGACACGTCTTCCAGATTTTTTTGAACATACTCGAACGCGGGTTTCATGTCGGTACCCCCGCGCCCGTGCGGTGTGAATTCGATTTGATCGGTGTCGCGATACTGGTCAACTTTGTTGACCTGCGTGTCGCAATAAATCACCGAAATCAAATCAATCGCACCATCGTCCATCGCGGCCTGTATCTCGGTCGCGATGCATGCCAGCGCAACCTCGTCCATACTGCCGGACGTGTCGACGATGACGGCCACATGGTTCAGGCCGTCGCGTTGCGTACCCGGCAGCACCAGACCGCGACCAATGAAGCGGCGGTTAGGTCTGTTCCAAGTTTCGACCCGGCGCGAACCGGCATCGATGTACGCCCGCAGGACTTCCCGCCAGTTTTGAGTCGGGTTGTTTGCCTTCTCAATCTGTGCGGCGACATGGCCGGGCAACTGCCCGATTGCTTTCGCCATGGCAGCAGCTTGGCGCGTGACCCGTTCCCATTTTTGATCCTGTTCGGAAAGGTCACCATCGTCAGCGGCGGCATCGAGCACTTCGCCGCAACGTCCGGGGTCGCCGGATGATTGCGCGCCCTTGCCTTCGCCTTCGCCTTGTTCGTCGCCATCGCCTTGGCCGTCGTCTTGGCCTTGGCCTTCCTCGTCGCTGGCTTCGTCTTCGCCTTGGCCACCGCCTTGGCTGTCGTCATCGCCTTCGTCGCCGTCTTCCGGTTGCGGTTTCTGGTCTTGCTTCTGTTGCTCGTCCAGCTCCCGCGAACGGTAAATATCTTCGGCAGACATGCCGCGATATTTTGCATCGATCAGCGCGCCCTTGGGCAATTCGAAACCCTCGTCGCGCAGGTCGATATTGATGGCGTAGTCGCAAGCCTCATTCCACCTGACCGGATCACGACCGGCCCGGCGCGTCGAATGGTGCCGGGCATCGTGTTCTGATTCGTGGCACTGCACCGCGAGCAATTCGGTTTGCGTCAGCTCGGCGATGAAGTCGGGGTTGTAAAAGTGCCGCTTGGAGTCGGTGGCCATCGTGGGATATTTCCGCGATAGCACCGGCTCGACGTTGGCAACCAACACCCCGTAAAAGCGGCGCGACATAATCAGCTCGGTGCGAGCTTTTAGGACGCGCTGGGTCGCGACGATGTCGCGGTCCGTTGTTTCGGTGTTCATGTAGTGACTCCGTTGTGAGTTACGCCGTTGCAAGCGGCGAGTGCTAACCGCACTATGAATCGGCGGGCGCGCATGCCCGCCGATCTGTAGTGAGGTCTCACGCGAAAAACTTGCCGACCTCGGCGACGATGTCGTCGGCGCTTTTGAGCACCGCCGTTCGGGCCTTGTCGTTTTCGCGCAATTCCTTCGCATCCTCGGCGCACAATTCCTTCGCAATGCGCTGAGTGATTTTTGCCAGCTTGGGGTCATCGGTCAGATTGAAGGCTGGCAGCAGGTCCGCCAACTCGCGGACGTTGTCGACCAGACTGTCGAGAAAAAACTTGCGGCCCTTGATGCCGGTCTTTTCCGATTTGTATTCCTTCAATTTTTCCGCCATGTGGCCAACCGTGTCGACAATCTGTCGGGCGGTGTGTTTCATGGCATCGTCGACAACGCGCTCGGACGTTTCGGCGATCTCGCGCCGGATGTCATCGACCGTGTCGTCATCCAAGTCAGAGCGGAAGTCAGCCGCATCGGGGAACGGCAGGATCGTAAGATCAAGCCGAAACTTCGAGCGAATTTCGCTGGCTTTCGGATAGTCGTTTTTATCGAACAGGCCGTTCAATTTCTTGGCGCGTTCCGTAACGTACTGCGGATAATCGCGGCAGAATTCGTCGGCGGCTTTGTCGAATTCGCGCTTGAGTTCACGAAACTCCTTGGCGAATTTTTCGTAAAGCTTGTTCGGCAGAATGCGCGGGCCTTCATCGGCCCACGGTCGCGTCAGGCTGTAGTGCAGAATGCGCGCCGACGAAACCAGCGAGTTGATTTTGGCCAATCGCTTGGCCTCGATCAGCAGCTTGTTGTAACGGCCAGCATCTTCAGCCGCATGATATTTGCGGTTCGTCTCTTCGGTCACGCGCCGGTCGAGCTTGCGCGCCGTCCATTGCGAGATATTGACGGCAACCAGCACGGCCTTGCGTGACAGCGGCGAGGCAACTTTTTTACTCGGTGACATGTAGGGACTCCGTTTCCTTTTACGCCGTTGCAAGCGGCGAGCGTTCGGAATGAACACTATAAAACGGCGGGCACTGCGGCCCGCCGCTTGGTTAGTGGTCACTGCTGAAGGATGATGTCCTGATTTTTGACGGCCCACTGTGAATAGGCCGCAACGTCTTTCAGGTTTTCGTCCCGGCTGGTCGCGTCCGTCACGACCAGAATTTCCGACTCGCGATTGAGCCGGGTCGCATACTTGATTATCGCCGGGAAGTTTTTGCGGGTCGCGAGACGGGCAAGGCCCGTGCAAACCGCATAGCGTGCCGACGCCTCTTTCGGTACCGACGCCTTGTCCGGGTCGGCGATGATGTCATCGAGCGAACCAAGCGAATGGTACAGCTCAATAAAACCATCAAGCTCCCCGGCCACCGCATCGCCAACGTGCGAAGCAAACAGGCGCATCCGAATTTTCTTCGGCGCGTTGATGTACTTCGCAGCCTTGGTCAGTGAACGCGGGGTCGGAAATGCATTCTCGTCGCCCTTCGGCATGATATGCAGAAGTTCACGACGCAACCGAACGAATGCGACCATTTCCGGTGCAACGCCGTTTGCGTTCGCCCACAAGCACCACGCGTCAACGTCTGGCGTGATGAATATGTGCGCGAAGCGATTGCGTAGCGCAGTCGGCATCCGTTGCGCAGCCGCGCGATCACTCACGCGGTTGCCTGCGGCTATGATCTGCCAACCATCCGGCAGCGCATACTCGCCGACGCGACGGTCGAGCACGAGACCCATCAGCACCGCCATCATCTGCGGCGATGCCGTATTGATCTCGTCGAGAAACAAATATCCGGTTGCGCCGTCGCGCTCGACTTGCGGCAGCTCGTCCGGTACCAGCCAACGCGTCACGCCGGTTTTTAGATCAGGCACCGGAATGCCGCGCATGTCGACTGGCTCGCGCAGGTTGGCGCGGAAGTCGATGACCTTGCGCCTTTTGCGTTCGCCAAGCTGAAACACAATCGCCGACTTGCCGATCCCCGGAGGGCCCCACAACATAACGGTGTCACCGTTATCCGTGAGCTGTTCGAGCAAATTGACCGCGTCTGCAATTGTGCATTCGTGTTCAACAAGTGACATAGACATGTAGTGACTCCAGTTTTTGAAAAGCCCGTTGCAAGCGGGCAGTGTGCAGGGGGCACACTATGAAACGGCCCACCTTGCACGCGGGCCGTTCTGGTAGTGTGTCACTGTCATCCCACGAGGTTCGTTGACCTCGCAGAATGTGGTCCCTACTACGCTGCGGGCTTTCCGATACGACGGCCACGGCGGGCACTATCGGAAAGCGCGCAAGGCGCTTGAGGGTGGCGCACCCGATTTGCTTAGGCCCTTTTCGGGCCGACACGCTGCGGATGGAAAGCAGCGACCGGGCGGTGAACCGACCCGCCTATATGGCGGGTCCAGAGCCATAATATATGTGTCAAAATGTCACCATGCAAGGATAATCGGCCACATGTAGGCCGTTGAAAGCAGACCAGAAAATCACCCTTTTTTGGCTTGCCGGGAAAGGGCTAGGGAAATGGCCACAGAAAACGCCGGACTAATTACCACCGCCGTCGCCTGCCAGCTCTTGATGCTGACGCGCCAACGGCTTGACCAGCTCGCCGCCGAAGGCTGGATCGCACGCCATTCGGCTGGGCGCTGGCGCACGGTCGACCTCGTGCAAGGCTACATTCGATTCATGCGCGACGAAGGCCGACGCCAGAATGTGAAAGCGGCGGACTCACGCGTGCGGGACGCGCGCGCGCGCGACATCGAAATCCGCAACGCGGAACGGCTCGGGCGACTCGTCTCGGTCGAAGAGCTGGACGCCATCATCGACGAAGTCTGTGGCGCGTTCCGCAGTGAACTCAGCGGCCTGCCCGCGCGGGTCACGCGTGACCTGCAAATGCGCCGCGTCATTGAAACGGAAGTCCATGGAGTCCTTGCCCGCATTGCCGCAATTGCCGACGCGAATGCCACGCGCTTGGAAGCGAGTCGCGTTGCTGATCCGGCCATCGGAGCAAACAACGCCGGACCGCTGGGCGGTGCTCAATCGGACGTACCCGCAGTCGGCACCGATACCGGGACCGCGTGACCCGTACCTGACGCCGTACATCATCGAGCCCGAACTTGTAGTCGCCGCCTGCGGTGCCAAGCGCATCGTCATGGTGACGGCATCGCAGTCGGGAAAAACCGAAATGATGCTCGACATCGCGGGCTCGCGGCTGGACCAGAAGCCCGCGCCGATTTTGTACGTCGGACCGAACAAGCAATTTCTCACGGAGCAATTCGAGCCGCGCGTCATGGCGTTGCTCGATAGCGCGCCGACGCTGACCAACAAGCTGGCGCGCGGCAAGCGCATGACAAAAACCCGCAAGATGATTGCGGGCGTTTCATTCCGGCTCGCGCACGCGGGCTCATCGGCGGCATTGAAGTCGGACCCGGCGGCGCTCGCGCTGGTCGACGAATACGACGAAATGCTCGCCAACATCAAAGGCCAAGGCGATCCGCTCGGGCTCGTCGAGCGGCGCGGCGACACCTATCCAGATTTCGTCGCCGTCGTTACGTCAACCTGCAAGCGCGGCATGGTGCAGCCTGTGCATGACGACAAAAGCGGTCTGGATTTTTGGGCACCGGCACCGCCAGAAGACATTTACGAATCGCCGATATGGGCGCTCTGGCAGGAAGGCACGCGCCATCATTGGGCGTGGCCCTGCCCGCATTGCGCGGATTTTTTCATCCCGCGCTTCGATCTGTTGCGCTACCCGGAAGGCGTCACGCCAATCGAAGCGGCGAAGGGTGTCTATATCGAATGCCCGCACTGCGGCGGCGTGGTCGAAGAGCATCACAAACTGGCAATGAATGAACATGGGCGCTACGTCGCGCCCGGCCAGAGTGTCGACAAACACGGCGTCGTCACAGGTGAACCGCCGCAGGCCTCGACGATCTCGTTTTGGGTGTCGGGTCTTGCGTCACCGTTCGTAAGTTTCGGCGACCGCGTGCGCTCGTATCTTGAAGCGGTGGCGCTCGCCGACGATGCCATGATCCAGACCGCGATGAACGCGGGCTTCGGTGAGCTGTACGCGCCGGGCGGGCGTGACATCCGCGAATGGCAGCAAGTCGCATCGCGGCGGCAACCGCACAGATTCGGCGAAGTGCCGGACGGCGTGCTCAAGCTTACGGCGGCGGTCGACGTGCAAAGCAACGGGTTCTTTTATTCGATCCGTGGCTGGGGCGCGCGCGCGACATCGTGGCAAATCGAGAGCGGAGAAATCGTCGGCTTCACCAACGAGCCGGAAGTCTGGAATGATCTGGCCAACGTTGTGCTCGCCACCTATGGCGACATGCACATATCGCTGTGCCTCGTCGACTCGGGCTTTCGACCGAACAAGCCGAACGAAGGCCCGACGAATGTGGTCTACGATTTTTGCCGACGTTTCCGTCGCTTCTGCAAACCGACAAAGGGCTACGACCGGCTGTCCGCGCCGGTCATGCGCGGCAAGGCCAAGGTCACGATACCGGGCGGGCGCGCGCCGGTCTCGCTTGAGCTGGTCCGGCTCGACACCGATTTTTGGAAATCGCGGTTGATGGAACGGCTGTCGTGGCCGGAAGAGCAACCCGGCGGATTCCTTTTGTCGGCGGACGCGAGCGACGATTACTGCCGCCAGATTGTGAGCGAGACCCGCAAGGTGACGCCAAGCGGTAAAGCGCAATGGGTCACGATCAGCAGGCGCAACCATTTTCTCGATTGCGAGGCGATGAACGAAGCGGCGGGCCACATGCTTGCCGCGCAAAAAATTCCCTTGGGCGCGAAGCGTAGCGAGCCGGTGCCATCGGTTGTGCCGGGCCAGCCGCCAGCCATGCCCGCCTTCGATCCGCGAAAAATGATGTCCGAATACGCCGGACGCATCAACAAGTGAGGCCTGCCTTGACCGCAACGAAAGAACTACAGCGGCGCTTGCCACTGAAGGGCGGCGGCAAACGGCGGCGCTTGCCAGAGCAAGCGCGCAATGCCGCGCCAACGCTTGCGAAGCCATCCGCAGGCTACATGAAAAACGAATTCTTGCTTGGCTGGCGTCCGGCGTTGCGCGAGCAATCCGACGATGTGCGCGCCGCATGGGTGACCGCCGCATCGCGCGCCATCGACATGATTCAGAATTCCGGCTGGATCGCGGGCGCGGTCGACCAGACCATCGCCTATACGGTCGGCGCAGGCCTGCGGCTGGCGTCAAAGCCGGATGCCACCGCGCTCGACTGGACCACGGATGAGGCGGCGAAGTGGGCGCAAGATGTCGAGCGGCGCTGGGAAATTTGGGCAAACCGTCCGGTTGATTGCGACATCGAAGGCAAATCGATCATCGGAAAAATGCAGGCGCAGGCGCTGCGTTCGTTTTTTGCCTATGGCGAAGTGCTTGCCACCCTGCCCTATCTCGTGCGCCAACCGGGCGGACAATACGGCACGAAGGTCCAGATGCTGCCGCCGCTGCGGCTCGTGCAGGACTCGATGCCGCCGACAATGGTGCAAGGCGTCACCCGTGACGTTACGGGGTACCCGCTTTCGTACCGCATCAAGAATCCGCCTGAGACTTACTTGACGCCGATCTATCGCGACATCCCCGCGCGCGATCCATGGGGCCGCGCGCAGGTTGTGCATGTGTTC